GGAATCCTATATTCGCTGGTGGAGCACTTGCCATACTGGTCATGATACCATTCGAGCGGATTTACAGTCCGCTCCCATTGGCCGCTCGGGCAACCCGCCGTGCTGGTCAGAGTAGATTTCGTCTCGAATCAGACGTCTCACTGTAGCCTACGTTGTAGCCTAACCACTTCGACCGTGCGCGAGAGACAGTATCAGATCTCGTGATCCCCAATTAACCACCGGCCCACGTCCGCTTACTTCCGCTCTAGTGGGCCAGGCGGGTGACTACGGGTGTAGTCTGCGGCTTGATAGCTAACTAATCGCGCCCGCATGACCGTCCTACACGTCCATTTTTGGAAGAGGTCGCGGCCGTCGAAGGGGGTGGGCCGTGAGTGATGACAAAGTGCTGCAGGTCGACCTAGCTGCGATGGGCAAGGTCGGCCCGCACCTACGCACGCTTGCCGGGGAGATCCGCGGCCGGATTCCCGCCAGTGACCACGTGACGTCCGGTGCAAGCCCCGGGTTGGCAGCGCTGGAGGCGTTCTCGAAAGCCATTTCTGATGTCGAGCGGATCGGCGCGTCCCGGCTAGAGACCATCAGCGACCTGTTTGACGAGGCACAAAAGGTATTCGCGGAAACCTCCAGCCAGTTGAGCACGGCAGTGTCCAGCACGCCGAGTCTGTACCGGCCGCCGCTGCGCGCATAGGGCGACGTGACCACGCTCGATGAGTTCATGGCGATCGACCCGAACTCGTACATGGCCAGAGTCGAGGGCTGGAGGCCACGCACGGCGGCGCTGAAAGCCAACTACGACGACTACAAGCGGTGGGCCAACGCCCCGGCCGGTACGTACTGGTCGGGCAAGACCGCGACCGCCGCTCAAGATGTCGCCGCCGATGACTGCAAGGGCACCGATAACGCCGACGACACCACCGAGGACGCCGTCAAACTCGTCACCGCCACAATCACCTACGAAGTGATCAAGCCGCTAAGCAACGGCCAGAACATCGTGAACAACGCGCTGCACCAAGGCGTCTCGGTGAGCCAGGATTTCACAATGGCGTACACCCCGGCCCAGGGTGAGAGCGAGGAGTCGATAACCCGCAACCGCAAGATCGTGGCTGACGCCGAGCGCGAATTGCAGGGGTATGTCGCGCAATGGGAGAAGGGCGAGGCCACGCTCAAGACCCAGACCGATGCGGCGCGCGAGGCGATGCTCTCCCGCATAAACCCCAAGGCAGCGTTCGCCGACGGGCGCAAGATCCTGCGCGACGCCGTGGCCCCGAATCCCGGCGAAGGCCCCGCCGGCACAGCGACCGCCACCGCAATCGACTACAAGAAGCAATACCCCAAGACCACCGATCCGGCCCCCGTCGATCCAGGTGCCGGGACACTCGGCGACAAGCTGGAGCACATCAAGAACCCCGCGACAACCCCGACCGCCACCACCGCTGCGGATCCGAACGCCCCGCAATACGGCCCATTCACCAAGGACACCATCGACAAGACCAAGGTGGGTGGCCTCGGCGAAAGCGTCACCTATCTGAACCGCAACGACAAGCCACCCGAGGCACACAAACCGTCGGCCGCCGAGCGTTTCAAGACCGATATTTCCGAGGGTATCGACAAGGGCGTCGATAAGTTGCTATCACCGCTCACGGATCTACGGGACCGTCTTGGACTGGGCGACAAGGGATTTTGGGAAGCCAACGAAGAGGCCGGTCGGCGTGAATGGGAGTCCTTTAAGCACCAGATGACCACCCCGCCGGGCGCCGATATCGCCGAGGGCCTCAAACACAATGTTGAAAACCCTGGCCAATACTTCGGGGAAAAACTGGTCGACGGCGGGGCGCTAATGGCAGGCGGTCCCGAAGGCCTGTTGCCGCGCGCTGGACTTGAGCAGTCCGCAGCGCATCTAGGCAGCCTGCACCCAGACCTTCCGGCCCCCGGAGCACTCCACGACACACCAGCCCCCGCCGCACACAACCTCGACGACACCACCCCGGGCCACCACTCGGCGCCGGTGGATCATCCCGCGCCGGGCGACAGCCATCACATCGGCGGCGACCACGATGTCGATTTCAGCTCTGACGGTTCGCATCATCCCCAGGACGTCGGGGGCATTTCCACAGAGCCACCGCGGGCTTACAACGACAACATCGAGGCATATCCGCGCGTGTACAACCCCGGAACCGGAGACGAGATGCCCTTCCCAGCTGGCGATCTGGAGAGGATGCCTAGGGATCAGCGCTATGAGTGGACCAACATGGATCGGTACTACTTCATTCAGCAATGGCACGACATGGGATATGAAACACCGCCCGGCGGATGGAGCATGTACGACATCCACCACATACGACCCCGGGAATTCGGCGGCGATAACTCATTCGAGAATCTGATACCGGTACCGCGGCCGGTGCATAATCAGCGGGTGACACCGTGGTGGAACAACTATGGGGGATAATTCAGACGTGTTCGAGTTCCTTGAGAACTACCGCAACGTATCCATCCCGGCTCGGGAGATGGAGGGCGTCGAACTGACCTGCCGTCTGGGCGCCGGCGTCCCCGAAGACGAGATCCCGACCCAGGCTCCAGGGCAGCTGCGTGAGTTCTGGCGACGCACATCCGGTGGGCTGCTTCTGGTCGACGAGCAGTTCGGGATATGCGGGCTGACGCTCCATGCACCCACCGAAGCCAAACAGCAGACGCGAGACCGGGCCGAGTACGGTTACGAGCTTTCCGAGTCGGATTGGGTGCTCGGTGAATTCGTTGGCGACACCGACATGCTCATCGTCGATGCCAATGACACGGTGCTCATCTCGGCGGGGTCATACCCTCGCGCCGAGTGGTACAGCTTCGGATCACTTTCCGACGTGCTGAGTCGATACGTCGAGGCGGGCGCCGAAAAATACTGGGAGCGCGTCACTCGGTAGCTCCCAGAACCACGAAAACCGCCCCCACCCGGCATATGGGTAGGGGCGGTTTCGTGTCACTGAACCAAGGGGACTACTCGTCCTGGTCTTCCGATCTGGACTGCTTTCGGTCACGTTGCTGCTCGCGCCATAGGCTGATCAGCATGGGTATGTAGACGATGGCACCGAGGGTGTAGATGGTGTATCGGATCTGTTGGCGCAGCGGGTAGTCGTCATCCCACCATTGGGAGGCCACGATCTGCCAGAGGACGGCGGCCAGCACCACGCTCTTGACGAGGAACACCCTGCCAATCCGATTCGATCCCGGCCGCGACCGGAGCCCGTACAGCAGCGTGAACGTGGTGACGAACACCGCGGCGAAGATCAGCGACAGGTTGGCGCCGAGCCGGTAGTCGATCGCGAACCACACATCGGAGACGAATACCCCGACGATGATCAACAGCCCGGTCACGTACACCCAGCGCATCAGCTTCCCCTTTGCATTGAGGCTAGGAACAATTCGGTCCAGCCGTTCTTGGCGACTTCGTGGTGCAGCACCGTGCGAGCGCGGCGGGCGCGCTCGACGACCTCGGCCGCGGCTTGGCTGCGGGCCTGCGACTCGGCCAGCTTGCGGTCAGCGTCGTCGATCGCAGTGTCGTGTTCATGCCCGCCGGCGGGGCGCGAGCGCTTCCGGGGCCACATCAGCTGTCACCCGCTGCGATCGTGGCCGCATCACGCAATGAGGTGATGATGGGGATGAGTTCCTCGGCCGGGCTCGGGTCTTTCTCGCGCAACAGAAACGCGATGGTTCGCGCATCGTTGGCAGCGCGAGCGTCCATGCGTTCCACGATGGTGCCGTGGGTGTGTTTCATCTGCGCGATTTCGGCGCGGTGAGTGGGGCCCAGCACGATCCAGCCCCGCAGCTGCGCAACCTGAAACATGACCAGCAGCGACACAATGCCGACGCCGTTCCACAAGGCCGGATCTAGGAACCTCACTGGCTGTCAGAGGGGCCGGTGCGCCGGTCCTGAATGAGCTTGGTCGTCGACAGACCGGCAGTTATGAGACCGGCCCCGGTGACGATCCATGTCAGGCCGTCGCCGCTCTGGAGCTTGTCGAGCGCGACGAGCACCGCTACGGCGATGATGAAGACGAGCAGGCTCGCGGCATGGATTGCGAGGCGCACGTTGTCGTTGGGCATGGTCGGTTGTCCTCTCATTTTCGTGTTCAAAACCGGAAACAGTGCAGGTCATGAGTGGCCCGGTATAGATCCCGGTATGTTTTCGGCTATTTCGTCCACCACCGCCGTTGTGCTGGGGCTTTCGGTGGACTACTTCGGGTTACGGGAGTTTCCAGGCAGTCCAGGCCGGTGGGCCGTCGTTCCACCACGAGACAGTGCCGGGCACGGTGAACACCGTTGCGTTCTGGACTTTCTCGGTGATGATCTGCGCGGCGCAGTCCACGGCGGTCAGCCCGCGCCAGAACGGTTCGGGCTGGTCGTGGTAGTGAAAGTGCGCGTTGGTCTGCACGAATTTGAGTGCGGCGGCGATGGTTTGGATGATCTGCGGCAGTAGCGTGAACAGTTTCATCACGTCGAGGATCTGGCCGCCGACCTGGTTGGTCGGCCCGGTGGTGACCAGGGCAGCCACTGTCGATAGCGCGCCGGCTCCCGGGAGCGCCGAGGCCAACAGTCCGAGCAGCTGCTTGCCCACGGTGGAGATGAACAGGTTGAACAGGTAGGCGGCGAAGTCGAGTGAGATCTCCATGCGGGTCAGGATCTGGTACAGCCACGGAAGCAGGCCCACAGCGTTGGGGTACATGTCGCCTTCGTGGGTGAACTGGTAGGTGCGCGAGGCCGCCCAGTCCGGCCCGAACACTCCCGAGATGCCCTGGCCGCCCGGATCGTTGCCGAGCAGTGTCGGGCCCGGGCGCCGGGATGGGCCGCCGAATCCGATGATCAGCTCGATCTCGTCGCGCCGGTCTTCGGGCCATTGCAGGAGCGCAGTGTTCACGACGTCATCGCCCATGCTGTAGCCCATCCAGATCTTGGGCACCCCGACCATGGGCAGCGCCAGGCGCAGCAGCTCGGCGGCACCCTCGGTACGCGCATCGACATAGGAGTGGGTGGGGTCGCCCATCAGGAACGCGTCGGTGGAGAACCCGACGCCCTGCTGCACGAAACGCTTCGTCGACGACTTGGGCGCCACGATGACAACACCGAGACGGACCTTGCAGTCGTAAGTGAGTACCCCGGGCTTGCTGTTGTACTTCGGGTCCTCGTGCTCGGCGAGCCAGGACTGAATATTGCGCAGCGCGCGGTCGGTGGCGCGGTCGAAGACACCGGACTCGATCACGCCCTCATCGTGAGCGCGGCTGTTCGTCGCGTAGGCGAACAGCAGCCGGCGCTGTAACTTGCGGATCTCATCGGTCGGACCCATGAGCGGGTCGGCGAGTTGCGGCTGTTGCCAGGTCATGACGCGTCCTTTCCGATTGGCGCGAAGCCGTCGATGCCGAGATGCTTGCCGACGACGGCGACCGCATTGACGAGGGTGCGGGCGCCGAGTTGTGGCCACTCGATGCGCAGCTGGTCCCAGGTCTCTTTGGTGTAGTCCGGTGCCGGCGCGGGCGGTGTTGGCGTGTCGGGACTATCGCCTGTGGCGTACTTCTTGACCGCCGCGGTGAACACGTCCCACGGGAAGTTGGGGCCGACGTCGGTGTGGTCGTTGCCGTCCTTGAGATACTCAGTGCAGTACTTGTGATCAGCGGCGCCGGGGGGCGCGCTGTAGTTCGGTGCGAGGACCCGGGCCTTGAGCTTCGGATACTTGGCGCAGTCCTGAACGAAGAGGTAGGCCGCCGCCTCGATGGTGCCGCGCTCGTTGTCCAGCCATTGCTGACGGGTCCAGTCCGAGCGGGTACCCGCGAAGCAGAAGTTGATGGACCGGTCGTTTGAGTTCCCGACTGACCAGCTCGCCTCGTCGGTGTCGATGCAATCGACCACGGTGGTGCCACCGTCGTTGGCCATGGATCCGGTGTAGTGATACGAGACCGGATTGCCGCCCCCCTTGGTCGATTCGAGGTAGTTGCGCAGTTCTAGGGCGGCGTCGTTGCGGTTGTCGCTACCCTTCGGCGGTTCTTGGGTATGCATCAGCCAGAGGTCGACGTCGCTCACGTTCCGGTCGTGAGAGTTGCCGGACAGGAACAGCGGAAACTCGTTGAAATCAGGGCGGTTATCGATCGCGGGCACGATGGTTCCTCCGTTGGTGGTGGGCCAGTACTTGTCCAGGTAGGGGGTGACGGTGGCGATGCGGGACTTGATTTCGGTGAGATATGCACGCCGGCCGTGCTCAAACCAGTACTGTGCGCTTTCCCAGTTCGGGCGCTGTTGCATCCACGCGATGTTGAGCCAGATGTCCGTGCTCGCCCCGGGCTTGCGGCGCCAGATGTCGAGCTTGTCAAAGAACGCCTTGACCTGTGCGGCGGCTCCGTCGAACCGGTGGATATAGCTGGCATCCTGTTGCGCGACACCATAAGTGGTGTGCGTCGGGTCCCAGACTACTTCGTCCCATTCGGATTCTTGGTAGAGCGTGGATTTCACGGCAAGGCACTCGTCGCGGATGTAGCCACGCGCTTTGGCTTCCGCGACGATGAGTTGGGCCACTTGATCTTTGGTGGTCACGGGAGCCACCCGAAGATTAGATCGGACAGCCCGGTTTGCACCTCGTCCAATTCCTTGGCCACGAACGGCGCAAGGTCTTTCAGCGCACGATCACGGATTCGGTCATAGAACCGGTCGGCGGTGTAGTCGATCAGCGAATCAATCGGCTTCCGAAACCATTTCATCGTGTGTATTCCCTCTCGATACGTGGGTCGATTTCCTGCGCGTAGGACGAGAGCTGGTCGGATGCCCACCAGCCGAGGCGGAATCCGCCCGCGAACACGGCGAGGTAGAACGCGCCATAGCGGGCGAGTTGGGCGAGCATCATGCCGCCTGCGGCCCGAGCGAGAGGGTGTCGGTGTTGATGCGGATGATGTCTCCGCTGGCTCCCGACTTGGAGACGGTGGCTTGCGAGGACCACAGGAAGTTTCCGGCGGTGGGGTGGTCCCAGAAGCTCACCCCAGCAATAGCTTCCGTGCCGCCGAGGGTGTGCTCGGGGGTGTTGGATTGGCTGATCGAACCGGCCGCCGCAGCGCTGAATGCACACGCGTACCGGGTGGTCACCGAGGACGCGTTGGCCGTTCCCGCTGCGCCGGGGTCGCCGGTGTGCATCTTGGCGTACACCGTCGCCGGTGGTGTGTAGGCGACGTTGCGGCAGATGTGATCGAGAATCTTGTTGGCCAGATATGTCGACATACCCCACGCCATAATGGATTTCCCTTCTATTGGTAGGACCGGATGTGTGCGCGGCCGATGCCGCCGATACGTCCCGGGTTGGCGATTCCGAAGAATCCGCCCGAGCCCGGGCCGCCCCCGCCGCCGGGTGAGTTCCCGTTCGTGTTGGTGCCCGCTTGGGCGCCGCCGCTGTAGTTCTGTCCGTTGACCGTGGTGTTTCCTGCGGCCTCGCCGGGTTGGTTCATGCCGTTGCCCGCGTAGGCGCCTTTACCGCCCGCCCCGCCTGCACACGTTGTGGTGACCCCGTTGATCAGGAATGTGGTGTCACCGCCGGTGCCGCCGTCCTTCTCCTTGGCGCCCGCGGTGCCGGCCGCCCCGACTACTCCGGTTAGGGTCAGCGCGGAACCGGGGATGTCGATGTTGCGGGCCACGGTGCGCGCGTTCCATGAGCCTTTGCGGCCCCCTTGCCCGGTGGTGCCCAGGCCGCCGTCGCCGCCTCCCCCGCCGCCCCCGGCACCGCACCCCACGGCGTCCATGTAGTCGCAGTTACGCACGATGTTGTGAGTGAACGCACCCGCGCTCGTGTAATTGGCCACGGCGGGCAGCCCGCCCGGCGGGTAACCGAGGGTGCAGGCGCGCGCCATGGTCACCGACAGCGCGGCGCCGATCTTGGCGACCCGCTCGATCACCAGCGCCGATGACATCGTGACGGTGCGTGTCAGACCGACCGGGAGCAGCTTGTCGAAGCTGATCGACCGCGGCGCGGTGAGATTGAGCGTCAGATCGATCGGGGCGACTCGCGCCAGGTTCACGGTGCCGGTCATCTCCAGCGCGTTGGCTAGGTCGATGCCGATGACCTTGGCCAGGAACAGTGCCCGTTCCATGGAGACGGCCAGCGCGAGATCCTGTTGGAACGTGGCCTGTAGTTCCAGGTTCCGGGTCAGAAGAATTGGCCGATCGACGACCAGCTTGCACACCGCCTGTAGCGCCAGATCCCGGGATAGATGAATCGACTGCACCACCCCGAGCGCCTGCATGGCCGTCAGCTCGACCTCGCCGACGCACATAATCGCCAGCGATGCGTCTAAGCCGATTACCGCATGCCACCTACCGCCCGCCTGTGGCGCCGGTGCTACCGGATTGGGCGACCACCTACCGCCCGACTGCCGGGGAGGCACAGTCGGGTTTGGAGACCAGGGCATTTATGGGCCAGCGAAACCTATGCGCGAGACCACCTGCGCCTCTTCGGCATTCTCGGCGTCGCGAGTGCCGGTAATTTGCATCCAGGACGGGTTAGGCTTCCCGTCCGGGTCGAGCCCTCCGCGCTCTACCGTGAATGTGATACCGGGGAGTTCGGGCATGGTGAACGTTGTAGCCATCTGTTGCGCCTCTCTGGGTTATGCGATTCGGCGGCCATCGAATGTGGCGATGCCGGATAGGGCTGTGATGCTTCGCGACACAACCCTTTCCGAGCCCGTTGAGCCGTCGGACCGTACGTCGTAGTCGACCGCGATGAATCCCGGCTGCACGATGTCCCCGGCGACCAGCGGGATTTCAAACGGGCAACCTGACACAATGGCGCCGGTGATCCGGGTGCCGTTCTTGTACACCACCCAATAGGGCACAGACGTACCCTTGGCAGTGACCGATCGGTAGGTGGTGCTGATCCGGTACAGGCCGGTAGTGGCGATCTCGATGCGTGCCGTGCCCAGGTCGTCGAGGGTGACGTCGGTGGTGTAGTCGTTGAATGTGAAGAACCCGGACGGGAACGCGCCGGACGAGTAGGGGCCGTAGGTGACGTCGGCGGTGCTGTCGCGTCTGATGCTCCATGAGTTTGACATCGAGAATCCCGCTCCCGCTGAGGTGTAGTCGGACATCGCGAACGCGGCGATGCGGTAGGAGTCGTAGGTGAAAAACGGGCTTGCCCGCTGAACGCTGAACATCGAATACCGGTACGCGGCACCGATACTGATGGTGTTGCCTGCGTCGGTGGCCGAGAGGATCTGGCGGCCGTTGACGCGCACGAAGTAGTTGTTTCCCGAGCAGCGGATCTCGATGCGGGCGCCTTGCTTGACCGCCGACAGGCCGGTTTGCAGGGTCAGCGGCGTGCTGAATGACCAACTGGTGCCCGAGCGTGTGAACTTGCCGATGCGGATTTCGCCCTCTTTGGCCAAGCAGTAGGCGCCCTGTGTGCGGCCCGAGTCGCAGCGGATGTAGACGCCGGAGTAGTAGTTGCCATTCTGGGTGTCGCCCAACACAAATGACGCCGACTGGCCGTCTGATGCGTAGGTGTAGTTCGGGCTGGCGAAGAAGTATCCGTCAGGGTTGCCGTTCTTGACGCCCGCGTACCCCGAGTCCCCGCGTATGGTGACATCGCCCGGATTCGGGCCAGTAGTCCAATCCGCGCCGTTTAGGGCGGCGCCATCAGCACCGGAGAAGGTGAAGCTGTAGCTGTTGCCGCCGCCGGTGTTCTGCTCGGTTTCCTGCTCCTGCAACGTGGTCTGTGCGGCGATAGCCGCCTTGAGGGCATCGCGCCCCAGACCGAAGATCAACCCAATGGCGTCTTCGACGGTGTCGATAGCCTGACCTACTGCTTGCTGTGCGCCCGCGTTGATCGCATCAGTGATCTGCTGCAATCCCGGGACTGCACCGTTGGCTACCGCGCCAGTGATCGCCGAACCGGCAAGTTGCCCCGAGCTGTTCAGCCCTTGAGTCTTGTTCTTGTTGCTCTGGAACCAGTCCGCGATGGCAGCGACAAACCCGTTGATTGGCGTCACCACCAGGCCGTCGTAGATGTCGCCCAGCTGGTTGAATGTGGTTTCCAGGTCTTCGACTTTGATCTGCGGCAAGGTTGGGATGTTCCCCAGACCGATCACACCCAGCAGTTCGGAAACCGTAATCTTGCCGTCCGCGGTGATGGCCGCGAACCGCTGTTCGAACTGGGCAATATCTGAATTGGCCTGCCCGCCAATGGTGTCAAAGAATGATCGGAACTTGCCCAGTACCGGCCCCAGGTTGGACATCACCGAGGTCACGTTGGAGAAGTGCACCCGCCCGGCCGTGGCGCCCTCGGTGACCACCAAGGTCACCGTCGCCGACTTCACCGAGCCATTGGCCGGGACCGTCCAGGAGCCGGTCAGGCTCGCGCGCACCCAGGACGAATCAGCGGCCACCGGTTGCAGCTGCTTGACAACGACATCGGGGAGCTTGGTGCCGTCCGGGGCGAATGGTGTGATGCACAGCCGGATCGGATTGGACCCGGCGGTCGCGGACAGGCCCTGCCACATCGCCGATGCCGCCATGTCGATGGTCTGGCCTGGCGCCACGTCGAACGGATCTTTGACGCTGATGGCGTAGGCGTTCCCATTGGCGTTGACGTACAGCGATTTACCCGATAGGTGCCCGTTCTGCAGGGCGTCGTAATGCCAATAGGGATTGTCCTCGACAACTGAGGGGTCGGTGAAACCGCCCGCGCCATCGATCAAATCCTGTGCGACATCGGCAATCCACGCGGCCGGTAGCACTCCGTTGAACAACTTGCCGACGGCGCTTTGCAGAAGACCGCCCAGGCTTGCGATGAACGCCACCGGCCCGGACAGGTCAAGGCCGGTGGCCTCTTTGATGCCTTGTATCCACTGCTGAAAGATCTGCAGCGGACTGAATTTCGGCAGCCGTGGCAGCGACGGGTCAAGGCGCTGGGCCGGGTTGTGCGTGATCGCCGGGGGTGGCCCGAAGTCAAACGATGCTGGCATCAACGGACCTCGTGGCCGTGCCGGTGAACATGCGCCAGCGGAAATCGGTGGCCGGACGCTTCAATACCTCGCGCTCAGTCGTTGGAGATACTTCCGACGGGTGCAGGTCTCCGCAGTCCCGCCATTCGGTCAAGGTCAGGTACTCGGCGGCGGCTTCCCGCTCGAAGCTCTCTCGCACCAGCCACACCAACAGCTCATCGTCAGCCTTGGTATGTTCGCCGATAAGAACGGGCACAACGGCTTTGAGTTCGCGCGTGTAGGCCATCAGACTTCCCACCACTGCACGAACAGCTGCGCATCCTGGCGGTTGAACGCGTACATCCCGATCAGGCCGTCGTTGACCAGGTTGGCCGTCAGCGTGGCTTGCTGACCGGCGTTGATCAGAGCGATCTCGTTGTCCATGGTCATGGCCACGGTGGGCTCACCAGGAGTTGAGTAGTGCGGGATGACGGTGGTCTCCTGCGACACATTGCCCTTGCCTCGGCCGATGATCTGGCCGTTCATCGGGTCGCCGATGCGGACCTCGGCGCCAATCTTGAAGGGGTCCAAGATGTTCAGGTCAATGCCGAACGCTTTGAAATGACCGGAGGCCGCAACCTTGATCGGGAAGTCCCAGACCGGCAGCTGATACGACAGGATCGGTATGCGGCCGTTGATGATGTTGGTGACGTTGGTGAACGCCGCCTCGGGGATGGAGAATGCTCCGCTGCGCTTGCCGATGAAGCTCTCCGGCCTCCACTTCCCTTGCTGTTCATCCCAGGTGGGGACCTGGCCATCGGTTGGGGGCAGGGTGTTGTTGTAGTCCGTGGCCTGGCGGATTGCGGCGGCCGGCCCGGGGATTCCGCGGGGTGCGGCGATCTTGAAATGTATGTGGGGGTTCTGTGCTGTGCCGGTGATCTGCGCACTGGATGCCTCGCTCGGCGCGATCAGTTCCATGGAGATGGAGATCTGCGGAGTTGGCCCGGGGCGACCGGGGTATCCGGCCGGGTGCGTGACGTATTCGATGCCGGTCCAGTAGTAGAGCAGGTCTCCGATCCACCAGGTCTTGCCCTTGTCGTCGAGCCCCAGGTTGGTGGGCAGCTGCGTCGGATCGGTGATGGTGGGATCGATCTGCATGTCGACGGCCGGCGCGGCCGCGCCGGGCTCGCCGGGCTCGCCCTTGAGCACTGGGACTGTGGCCACGATGTCGTTCGCGACGCCCTCGAATGTGGCGGTTCGCAAGCCGGGGACTTCGCCGTCAGAGACGACGCCGAACACGTGCATGGTGTTCAGCCAGTCCATGAGGTGCACCGGCGCACCGGGCAGTGGGGTCGTCACGACCAGTCTCCTTCGATCCGTGGCTGGGTGTGCCAGGCATTCATGGCGTCAAAATCGGGAAGCTCGGGCGGGGTCGGGACGGGCCCCACCGCTGAGATCGGTTCGGGCGCATTGGGATCGTCAGCCCAGCCCACGGGTACCCAGTCGATGACGCCGGGTAGTTGGCCGATCCGGTCCGGGATCGCGCGGCGTTTGATGATCGCTTTGTCGGGGTGTACGTCGGCGCCGGCGCGGGCCAGGTGGAACGCGAAGCACACCCGCTGGTCGTCGGTAAGGTAGAGCACTTCCCCGCGGGGTCCACGTGCGAAGGCCAGGGCGTCGGTGATGCGCGCCGCGGCGTCGAGAAGTTCTTGTGTCTTCGGGTCGCGCTGCTTGCCAGGGTTCACCGAGCCTCCTTGGGGTGACGAACTGACCGCGACGCCAGATGGCGAAGCAGTTGAAAGTGGTGTAGGTCAGGCGGCTATCGCCGCGCCGCCGATGAGTGAGCCGATGGCGTTCCAGCCGTCGGCCAGGGCCTTCATGCCTGCTTCGAAGGGGTCGTGGTCGCGTGCCTTACCAATGGTCAAGTCCTGTGCCATGGGCGAGTTTTCGCTGACCGACCACTTCATGCCGCGGATGTTGTCGACGTAGTAGATGGCATCGACTTCCCAGAGCCCGCGATCCCCCACGAGGTAGTCGAAGCCGTACACCCAGGGGTGGCCGTCGCGGGTGGTCATCGTGAAAGACACCTTGGGCATGGTCTTGCTCATGCCCTGGCGGATCGTCAATGCGCTGGAGACAACCCAGGCGATGCCGTTGCCCGACTCGACGTGATCGATCAGCGCGTAGTCGTTGAGCCAGATCGCAACCTTGGGGTTGGACATCTTCTGCCATGCGAAGAAGATGTCGTCAAACTGCCCCTGGTAGATGTTGTCCAATCCTGAGCTGCCCGGCTGCTGATATGCCGACCCTGGATACGGGATCACCTGCTCCAATTGCGCTAATCCATAGCGGATTCCGAAGGTGATGGCCTGGTTCAAAATCGTCGGGCTGTGACCGCCCGTCCAGATGGTGCGGGCGGTGCCGCGCTGCATGCGGTGCGCGCTGGTGATGATGCCCGAGTGCTTGCAGTCCCTCCACACCAACGATGGTTTCTCCGGGGCGACGCCGAGCAGCCTGCGGAAGAACGGGTCGGTGAGGCCGTCGCCGTCGGAGTCCAGGGGCAGGATCACTTCGGTGATCGTGTCGTCCAAGATGGCGCCGACAGCGTTGAGCGCACCGTCGAAAGCCGTTCCGGTGGGTCCGGTGATGCCCGACTTGTCCTCGAACGCCAGCACGATGCAGTTGCGTGTCGGGCGGGCCAGCTTCTCCCCCACGATCGCCGCGAGCTCGGGGTGCGGGCTGGTCTCGTCTTCCTCGAGCCAGAGATAGTCGACTAGTACGACACCCGTGTCGTCGCCAAGTGGCGCGTGAATATCGTGCAGCATTTGCGCTTTCGCCGCGATGGGCACGATTCTCGACTGGTCCAGCACCGGGTTGACGAACTGCACCTGAATCGGCCAATGCAGTGGCGAGAGGTTGCCCGCGCGGGTAGTCAGCCAGTGCACCGGATCGGCCCACGACGTGATCAGCGCCAGGAACGGCCAGTACGTGCGTAACAGGTTCAGGAACGTGGTGAACGCGAAGCCCGATCGGATGTTCTGCAGCCAGACCCATGCCTTGAGTGGCTGAAACTCCGGGGCCGATACGGGTGTCGGGATCAGTGCGATGTGCTTGGCGTGCTCGCGCAGCGAGATCAGTTCCAGGTCAACCCAGTGGGTGCCGTCCTCGTCCTTGACGGCGACCACCGACTGAATCCGGTACCCGATCCGCGTCTTCCAGGATCGGATGTTCGGGTTGGGATCGATCGCCAGATGCAAGTCTTCGGTGTAGCGGGTACCGCGGGCCATGAGGTCGGCCAGCCAATCGGCGCGGCGCACGCGGATCTTGCCCACGCCGGTGTCGTCGACCAGGCGCTCCCAGTCCCCGCTGCGCACCTGTCCATGGAGCGTGCCCAGGTACTTGAGCTGTTTATCGAGAACGCGCAGCAGGGGTGTCTGCTTGCCTGCGCGCCGCCACATTTCACGGCGACCATCCAGCAGCCGGTACTTGGTGATTGGATCGGTCGGCGCAGTGATGACGCGGCGCCCACCAGGGGTCCACATCAGGCGACCCCGCGGCGGTACCACTGCGACATGACCATGGTGATCTTGCCGGCGGGGTTGGTGTGGGTGACCTTGATGTTAGCCATCGACTCCGAGGGGATCGGGGACATGAAACCCACCCCGCCCGGAACGCGGCGCCCGATCGGGATGCCGGCGTTGGCGTTGGTGATATCACCGAGAATGAAGTCGAGAATCTCTCTATTGCGGATCAGTTTCCATAGTGCGTTGTCGATCGGATCATGCTCAGAGGTAAGCGTTCTGGCCGACGGATCAGTGTCCACCAGCACCATGCCGTCTTGCGGAAGGATCTCCAACGGCACGATCCGATCGGTGATGCCGTCCTGGATGGTGACATCGCCGTGGCCCTCCACGATGAACTTGGGCCACTGCTCATAGCCGCCCTTGTTGGGCAGGTGCAAGATGCCGTGGTTGCGCCCGTTGATCGCCGCGTTGGCCGCGTCGTTGACCCACTCGCGGGTCAGGGCGCGCTTGGCGTAGAACGGGAATGGCGAGTGAATCGTCATCGCCGCCGAGGCGTAGTTGTTCCCGTAGGCGTGCGGGTCGATCTCGACCTCGTCGAGATTGGGCTCGCCATTGCGCACCCGGGTCCAGCGCCAACCGTCATAGCGAGTGAACTCGCCCCAGAACCCCATCGGTAGATCGGCATCCTCGGGCCAGTCGCGCCACCACTGCTGCTCAATCTGCCGAAGCGCCACCGCGGTATCGGTGTACCGCAGCCTCGATACGGCATTGAGGTGTGGGCCGAAATGCAGGCCCATGTGGATCACACGCTTGCCGTAGTCGGTGCGCTCGGGTTCCTCGCCGAGCATCCATGGCCCCGAGGAGTACCGCTGGTTGAAGTCGACGCCAGTGTGGCCCTTGAGCTTCGGTGCGAGAATCACACCGCGGTTGCCCTTGAACCCGCCGGCAAGGTTGTAGATCCGCTCCCCGTCAGGCGAGACGTAGACGATCTTTGTCTGGTTCGACTGCAGCTGAGACCAGAACGGCCCCATGTCGGCGGCCGACCATGTCTGAAATGAGGGCTCCGCGGTGCGGTCCAGGATCGGGTCGTACTTGAGCCACTTGCTCACTTCTGCACCGTCCCGAAGTTGCGGCGCTGCGCAGACATCTGGCGGGCGTCTACCTTGTTCAACATGTCGGTCGGGTTGACGCCCGAGATGTTGTACGTGTCGCCCCCGCGCGGTGGCGCCTGCGTGGCCGTGGGTGCCACGTTGGGGATGTTGACGCCCAGCCCGGCCATCGCGCCGCTGGCGACATCGGTGCCGAAGTTCAGCTCGCCGCCACCCCCGGGAACGCCCGCGCCGTCGGCGCCCGCCCACTTCTGCGCGTAGTTCAGGCCCCAGTTCAGCGCGGCCATACCGGATTTGACGTTTGGCCATTCCATCGGATTGGAGAACACTGAGCCGTCGATGCCAAGGCCCTGGAACAGCCCGGAGATGATGCCCTGGCCGAGGCCCTGACCCATGCCGTCGCCGGCCGAACCGGCCTCCTTGTCAGTGCCCTGCGCCTTCTTGTCCAGCACCTCGGAGAGCTTCTGCTCGGCGACCGCCTGGCGGTCCTTGGCCGAATCGAGGCGCCGCTGGGCGTTGTCACGCTTCTTCTCGGCCGCCGCACGCTTCTTCTCATCGGGGGCTGAGTTCAGTTCGGCGTTCGCATCATCGAGATCCTTCTGCGCCGCCGCGGTCGCCGCCTTAGTGCGTCGCACCGAGGACTGCGCGGACATGACCTGTGATGTGGACGCACCGCCGCCTCCGGTCGTCTTGCCGTTGTCACCGCTGGCGAGCGCGATCCACGCGCGGCTCGGGAAGTCGCTCGCACCCGCTGCGCCGCCGCCGAACTGGCCGTTACCGCGCTTGCCGCCCATCTCGACGTTGACGTTGCCGCCCTCGGGGTCGACGATCGTGCCCGCGGTATGCCCGCCGCCTGGGCCGCCATTCCTCCAGCCGACCCAGTACGCCGCGATACCCGGAGGCGGATCACCCATTTGGAATCCGCGTGCCGCCAGCGCGCCTGATTCACCGGCGGTGGCGAATCGTCCTGTGCCGCCGCTGACCATGTTGGCCACCCACGACTGGGCGCCTGAACAATCCGAGTTCGGGCCTGCCGGAGCTCCCCAGCCGTAGGTCTGCCCCTCGATGCCACTGACCGCCGCCTTGAGCTCGTCAACAGTGATGCCGCCCTCGGCGAAGCTGTTGATGCCGAACCGGCGCGCTACTTCCCGCAAGATGGCGGTGCTGCGCGAGCGCTTGGACGGCGCCAGCGGGATATACGCCTCCCCGCCCGTTTCCTCTTCGGCGAAGATGGTTCCCGCACCCCGCCCGGCGTAGATATCCGCGGACTGAGGCTTGGAAATCTGACGCAGTCCACCCGAAGCCATCGCGATGGCGCCGAACATCCGAGGAACCAGCGAGCCGAGTCCGCCCAACGGCGCGTTGGGCTGGTTGGCCGTCGGGGTCTGCGGCTGCGCGGTGGCCGCACCAGTAACGATCGCCTCCACCTTGACCGTGCGCGCCTGGGCTGAGAAGTCATCGAGTCGCTTCTTGAGAGCTTCGATCTGCGCCTGGGCCGCACTGTCGTCGATCCTGACAACCAGGTTCTTGCCGTCCGGCATCTGCTGAACGGTGTAACCGATCTTCTCCAGCTTGGCGATCTGCTCGGGCGCATTGTCGGTCAGCACGATCTCGTGGGTATCGGGCACCTCGGCGACAGCAGTACCCAAAGCGTTGACAATCTTGGTGGTTTCGGCAGTGTCCTCGCCCCACTTGGCGATCCGGTCAGAAGCCGCAGTGGCCTTGTTGCCGAACTCGTCGGCAGAGTTCGCCGCCTCGCGAAGCCAGTCGTTGACACTGCGGTCGCTGCCCCAGCGCTGCATGGCATCCCCGACGCCCTCGAGGCCCGGAATGACGGACAGGAACTTGCCGATCCCGCCTGACGCAGTCTTGATGCCGTCAAGGAACTTCGCGACACCCCTAATCGCGGTGGCGAATCCGCGCGAGACTGCGCCCGCCATCGACGTGAACCCGGTGCCGACAGCTGCGGCGAACCGGATGATCTCGGGCTGGTGCTCCTTGATGAATCCGGCGACCTTGTCGACGCCCGCGGTGATTTGTCCGAGCGCGTCGGTGCCGCTGCCCAGGAATGGGGCGATGATTGCCTCGCCGAGCCGGCCGAGCGCAGCGCCCATGTTCTTCACCGAGCCCTCGAAGGTGCCGCCCATCTTCTTGGCTGCGCCCCCGACGTTCTCGGAGATGACGCGCTGGAACGTGGCCGAGTCGACTTGACCCTTTTCGACCATCTTCGACAGCTCGGCGCCGGTGACCTTGTATTCCTTTTGCAGCCAGGCGAATATCGGCAATCCCCGGTCGCCCAGCATGTTCAGGTCGTCGGTCATGGCCTTGCCCGACGTCTGCACCTTGTTGAAGATGTGGCCCATGTCGCCCAGGTCAGCCCCGGCGATGGCCGCGGCGTCCGCGACGGTGCCCAGGTACTTCGCCAGGTCCTCCCCTGGCTTTACCCCCGCAGCGACCGCTGTTGCCGCCGTCGTGGCGGCTTCGTCCATCGAGAACGCGGTGCCCTTCACCGATCCCTGTGCGGCCTGCATGATCTGCGCGACAGCGGTGGCATCGTTACCGAGTGCCTGGAGCTTGAATCGTGTGGCGTCAAGGCTCTTGGCGCGGTCGAAACCTGCTGAAAGCGTCTTATACGCAAGACCTGTGACGCCCAGGGCGATAGCAGCAGGCCCGGCGACGCGTGTGATCGCACCGAGTGCACCCGCCGCGGCCAGTCCGCCACCGCCGCTACCCCCACGCGCAGAGTTGGGTAGGTCGACACTGATCGGCGCATTGACCTTGGGGGCATTGACTTTTGCGTTGGCCAGCTGCTGGGAGAACTTCTGCACCCACTGGCGGCCAGCCTCGCCGCCGAGCCGCTGCACGGTCCCAATGACCGGACGCAACCCCACGCCGAGCGCGGTACCCAGTGCGGCGCCGGTCCTCTCGCCCAGGCTTCGGCCCAGGTTCCGGTCGATCTGCTGTGCAGCTCGTTTGGCGCCCTTGCCGGCGGCGTCTTCGAGCTCCTTGGCGATCTTGTTACCGGCTTGCGTTCCCGCGCCGGTGACCTCGCGATCCATGTCGCGCTTGAGGTTCTTGCCCGATACCGCAAGGGATATCCACAAGGTTTCGATCTCAGACAACGATCAGCCTCCTTGCAGCATCGCGCGGAATTCGGGGGATGTGAGTGTGTCGATAGCCGGTTCCCAATCGACCGGCTCGACTTCCTCGACGCCGTGGATCAGCTCTCGCAGCGTCATGCGTTCAGGTATTGGGACGTCGGCACCGCCCTGGAAATGGACTGCCCTGTACCGCCAATGCAATTCGGCGATCTCATTGAGCAGTTCGGCGCCGAGCTGCGCCTCGATCGACATGCCTTCGGTGCGGTCATGGTGGATTGCGGTAAGCGGAGGTGCCTTGGTGACGTACGCCCATAGTCCGCGCCAGCCGAGGTCGTCGAAGACCAGATGATCAGTGAGCAGATCGCGCTCGATGGCGTCGATGTGCTCGAATGTGATCTCGGCTAGCTGGCGGATTTTCCCAGTGACAGACCGTCATCGGCGTCTGGAGTGGTGCTGGTGCCCGCCTTCATCCACGAATTGAACAGGTCTTCGATCGGGTCGTACTCGTAGTCGTCGGACTCCAGAACCGCTGCGGCGACGTGGTTCAGCACTGCCTCGGCAGCCGGGCACCCAGCGCGCACGATGGTGGCGAACTCCACCTCGGTCGTTGATTCAGCGTCCTTGAGCCTCCACAACAGCGACTTGGAGAACACCGCACCGAATGTGCGCAGCGCCACCACAGTTCCGTCGCGGAACGTGTGCCGGTACAGATCGACGTCGCCGTAGTGCGCCGACCAGTCGTAGTCCGCTGCACCCGGCAGCGGTCCCTGCGGCTTCTTGGGGGCTTCGGGCTGGGCCTCGGTTGCCTCGGGGGCTTCTGGCGTTGCATCGTCGGTCTCGACGATCGTGTGCATTCCGTGCCCGTCCAGGGGGCCCAGCGTCCTTCTTTTGGCCATGTTTTGCGTCTTTCACCTTGTGTCACCTTGGGGTTTGGAGACCACCCCGCGCCGCCCAAGGTGTAAACGGCGCGGGGTGGGGTACGGGGTTAGGCGACAGCCACGGAACCGCCGACCAGATCGGTGCCGTCGACAGAGACGGGCGCCACTCCAGCGGTGGTGATCTTGACCGTGTAGGGCCCACCAGCGGTGCCGGTCACCGTGGCGGACTTGACGTTCACCAGCGCGGCCACTGCCGACTGGAAAGCCGTCTGCGTCGAGTTGTAGGCGATCTCGGCCGCTAGGTCCGCGACCTTGAAGTCGAACGTGCCGTTGGTCGGCGGGCCCGACAGGGTCACGGTGTACGTGGACTCCACCAGCTTGTCGTCGCGCTCGGTGTAGTCGTAGAACGTGTTTCCGGCCAGATCGGGGAACAGGTCGTACGTGAGCTGGTGCACGGTCCAGTCTTTCGACTGCCACACCTCGTCGCCGGTCTCACTCACCTGCGCATCGGGCAGGCAACGACGCTTACGGTCGGCACCATCGAAGGTGTCGATGATGTAGGCGAAGTGCGGCAGGATGTCCGAGTTCGACACCGCGGCGATGAGGGTGCCGTGCTGCGCGGTGGCTTCAGTGACGGTGACGTTGGCCTTACCGAAGTACTCCTCCATCACGCGCGGGTTCTTCGGCTCGATGAACGTCAGCTTGAGCGTGTCGTCCTTGCCGGTCTGAACCGAGCGAACCTTGTCGCCATTCCAGTCCTTCTTCTTCTCGGTGTCGCGCTTGGTGGTGCTGGTCACGCCTTCGTCGGAGACGCCACCCAGCCGGGGATCCCAGTTGGGGATGACGGGCCGGGGGGTCCACGGGTCGGTAGGCAAGATGGTGCCCAGCGGATACCGGTAGATGCCGCCGGTTGCCTTCGGCACCCAGACGCCGGTGTTGCGAACATTGGTGTGCGCCACTGTTTTTCCTCCTTGGGAGTGCGCCCGAGTGGGCACGACAAATGCCCCCAGCCGCGGCGCGGGAGGGGGTTACCTTGGACTGTGATTACTGAGTCACGCTGGACTGAACCGTCCAGGAGACATTGACCTGATACCGCGAATAGGTCGGGAGATCAGGGTCTTGCGATGGATAGGGGCCGTGCAGCTCACACGGCTCGGTGATCGGATTGTCGTTGGCGAGAGTGATGTTGGGTGCAGCGCGCAGGATCGCCCCGAGCTTGCCCGCCGTTTCGGCACAACGGATCTCGTCGGTTTCGTCGTACACCTGACCGACCACGGTGGCGGTCATCACGCGCAGACACCGCTCCGTTCCGGGCAGTGCGAACAGGCGGATATAGCGCTTCGGCAAGGGATTGCCGCTGATCTGGTGCGAGCCGATTGGAATCGAGATGCCACGGGCAGTCAGCTCTTGCAGGGCCATCGCTCTTGCGAGTGCGGTCAGGTCGTCGAACTCGACGAGATCAACCGCCACTGGAGGCCGCCCTCAGTAGTGCCTGCGTCCGAGCCTCGTGGTTGACCGCGCGCGGGCCGGTGGTCTTCACCCGAGAGCGCGCACGCTTCTCGTCGGACGCTTCGACTGCCTCGTAGTACAGGCCATCGAATTCGGGTGACGTTGTCGACGGCACCTCATTGGCCTGAGCCGCCAGCCGCAGAGCGCGCTCATGGACTTCGGCCTTGACGTTCGGCGATGTCATCAGCTTGCGGATCGTGGCCGGGCTGACGGAGAACTTTGCGGCCATATCAACCCACCCATTTCAGCGCGATGACAAGGCGATCTGGCGAGAATCCCCAAGGCCCATGGTTGTAGTCCTCGGGGATGCCGATCACCTCGAATTTGCGGCCCTCGACGGTGAACTTGTCCCGATGATCAACCGGGATAGCCACATCGACCACCAGCACCAGATCGGCGATGACCCGCTCGCCACCGGTGGGTGGCTGAGCGGGCTCGCTCGACGTGGGGGTCCACCAGACACACGGCACCGAGACGGGTTTTGCCCATCCCGGTGTCGCGTTGCCATGTGCGTTCTTGTCACCAGCGGTGTACCGCTCGTGCGAGCACGTGAACGGAAGCGGGAAATACCGCGCCAGGCTCACCATTTCGACGTCGGCACGTTTCCGGCTAGACCGCTGCACCGGTAGGGGCGCAACTTCAATCGGTCCTTCTTGGAGAGCCAAGGCTCCCCATCGGTCCGGTCCGTGTCGATCTTCCTGTTCACCTGAAACGGCCCCATCACGGCGTTGACCGATTCCACTGTGGGGTCGGGACTTTCACCGGGGCCGTACTTCAGTCCGAACACGCGGGCGACCATACGAGCTGTCACCCGTACCACCGCACCGGGAACCGGGTCTGGGGTGCAGCGCAGAAAACCGATCACGAGGTCTGACGCTTCTTCGAGCAGATCGTCTACGCGGTCCTGCTCGTCAGTCGTCAGATCCCGACCGAGCCGGGCCTCTACGTCCGCGTCGGCTGCCAGCACCGTCGGTCTCCTTGTCCTCGGAGGTCAGGTGATCGCCCACGCTCGCACCGTCCGGGACGGTGTCGCCGGCCGAAAGGACGACGACACCCCCCTCGGTGTGGACGTAGACGACGCCTTCCAGGTCGTCACGGATCTTCATCAGAGGACCGTGGCGACCATCGAGGCGACCGGGTTGACCATGATCGGCATCGCGATGGCGTTGGAATGCACCCACACGCCGATCGGGTCCTTGGTCTTCCAGGCGCCGACGACCAGGCCGGGCTGGTCAGCGTCGCCGATGCCGTACTCGGGCTCGGATGCCTCCAGGGTCTGCCCGTAGAAGGTTGCGCCGAGCTCGTTGCTGCCTTCGGGGTCGACCGGCGCGGGCAACAGGTGGATCTTGTTGTCCGACAGGAGACGCGTGCCGCGAACCTTGCGGTCGAACAGCACGATCGGCGGCAGGCCGTACGAGGACAGCACGGCGTTGACCGCCTCCACCGACACGATGCTGGGGGTACCGGCGGTCGTAGCGACCAGTGCCCGGATACCCTCGGCGCGCTGCAGTGCGGCCAAGACGCGCTTGGAGGTGACCAGCGCACCGGGTGCGCTGCCCTGGTTGGCGTCGGCGTATGCCTCGGTCCAGGTGATCAGATCCTCGACGGGCTTGGCGCCGGTGGCCGACCACAGAGTTGCCGCGGTGACGGAGTTTCCGGCCGGGCGGCCGAAGTTCACCGTCTGTACGACGTTGTTCTCGTTGATGGCCAGCGAGCCGGTTTCGAGCACCTGCCCGCGGGCGACTTCGAGGCGGTCGACTACCGCGTTGGCGACACGCTTGGCGGCCTTCTGGATGCCGCCCAGAACGATCGCGAGCGAGGTGTTACCCCGCATGCGGATCTGGTCGTACTCCGAGACTCGCTCCTTGAGACCCAGGGGCAGCAGTCCGAAGAGCTTCTCCTCGGCCTTGCCACCGGAACCGATGGGGGTCTCGGCGTCGAACGAACGGTACTGCGCCAGAGCGCCGTTACCGTCCTCGCCGACGATGGTCTTCACGACGACGTCGGGAACCGAGGTGTTCGGCAGCCAGCGGGCCAGCGTGCCCTTTGTGCGCTCCACGTCCTCGACGGCAGCGCGGGCGAAGCCGGTGAGCTCCGCGGGGGTGATGGCGTCAGTCCACAGCATGATTACGCCTCCAGAACGAACAGGCCGCTGGTCGTCGCATCAGCGGCGACCGGAGACGGCAACTTGGACAGGATGATCCGGCCGTGCCAGATGCCCGGGAACGTCAGGTTCCCGCCATCGGCGCGCACCGACTGGTCGGTGAATACGAACCCGGCCAGCACCTTCGCAGCGGCAGAACCGGCCGCGTCGTAAGGCACTGCGAGTCCACCGGAGACCGCGAACGGCTCACCGGACTTGATGACGCCGGCAGTGGTCTTGGAGGTCCATGCGGACGGGTCCAGGGTTGCTGACTTGGGGGTTTCGGTGCCGTGTCGCGAACCGAGCCAGGACTGGTCGCCTGCACCGACAGACTCAGTGCGCGGGGCGAGCTGGGTCATGGTGTCACTCCTTTCAGAGTGGTTGTGCAGGCGGCCCGCCTGCGGGGTTTATTTCTTCTTGGATTCCTCGTACTGCGCACGCCCGGATGCGATCGATCCGCCGTTCCCCTTGGAGGGGTTGCCTTGCTGCGGATTCGGCTGGGGCCCGGGAGTGCCGAGAAGCGGTAGCAGCTCCTCGATTTCGGCATCCAGCTCCTCGTCGGTCTTGCCGACGAGCTTGGTCGCCAGAGCCTTCGGCAGGCCCTTGTCGATGCCGTACGTCACACGCTGGGCAGCGGCCTTGTCCTTCTCGGCCGTTGTGCGCGCCTCGATCTCGGCGTCCAGCTTGCCCTGCAGCTCGTCGAGCTTCTGCTGCCATTCAGGCTGACCGTCACTCTTGGCCGCGGCGAGTTTCTGGTTGGCAGTATCGAGCTGCTTCTGCAGATCCTTGGCGAGAGTTTCGGCAGTGCTACGGGCTTCGCGCTCCGCGGCCAACGCCTTCTTTCCGCCCTCGCCCAACGGCTCGTCGGGATCGGGATCGGGTGTGGGGTCTTCGGGATTCGGCGGGTCTTCCGACGCACCGACTACCGGCCAGATGGGGCCGCGCTTGCCGAAGCCGAGGGCCTGCAATCCGGTCGCCGGATGAACAGGCAGGGTTGACATGGACATAGGGGGTTCCTCCATCGCAGAGGTAATCCGGTTGGCCTCGCGCCTTCCGGGGGTCTAAAGGTTCGCCGCGATCCACGCCCGCACGCGTGCGCGGTCGAGTTCGGTCGACGGACGGTCCGACGGCTTGTACGGGCCGACGGGTAGCGCTCTACCGCCCCACGCGGGGACGGCTTCGCAATGGCAGTGGTCATGGCACGCGAACCGAGACGACGTCTTCGTGTACACCCCGCCGCGTGAGGCGACCATCCTGCAAAAGTCGCAGCTACCCGGCCGGGTGCGCCGCATGTAGCCGCGCGCCTGCGGATCCTCGGTCGCTGACAGCGTCATGGTCTCGTTGGCCGCGTTCACGATCCGCTTCTGCAGTCCACCCTCGACGAGGGTGCGCGCGTCCGCGACATCGGCCAAGCTCACCAGCTTCTTGGTTCCCCATAGGGCCAGTGAGTCTGTGCCGAACTCCTGCAGCGGAGCCACGATCGCCGCAAACAGCCCGGCGACCTCGGCAGCTTCGCGCTGCGCGTCGTAAGCGTCCGCGGCGACCGCGGCGGCCGCGATGGCGTACGTGTCAACGACCGCGGGTAGGACGTCGATCAGAGCAGTCGGGATCTCTGCGGGCTCCAGATCCCAAATGGGAGCGAGCTCGTCAGTGGCCTCGCCGGTGACGAGGACTAGATCACTACTCAGCGTTGGCATTCAGCTGCGCCGGTTCGGAGTTCGGCTGGGTGCGACGCTGCGCAAGCGTCTCCAGCACCGAGCGGCCTACGGCGCGATTCCGATCGGATTTCAGCTGGCGCTGCTCTTGCTGGGAGAGCCCGATGCGGTCCCAGGTGACCGTCGAATCCGGCGGCAGGACCTTGGCGGCGATGAGCTTGGACGCCTCGTCGGCGGCTGCCGCGCGAGTGGGCGTCGCGGCGTCGCGCCACTTCGGACTCACCTCACGGAAGACCTTGCGGTCCACCGATCCGTCGCGGAGCAGTAGTGCCAGGTAGGCGATCTCACGCCACGCCAGGCTGAACGAGGTCTGCCGGCGCTCGGCGCGCTTCACAAGCCGGTATTCCTGCTGGCGAATCGAGTCGGCGCTGTTCGGGTTGTCGGTGACGAATCCCAGGTATGGCGCGGGAATGCCCGCCTCGGCGGCGAGAAGCTGCGAGTAGCACCGAATCTGGTCGATGTACGGCGTGGGTGGCGCGGGCCGGAACTCGTGCAGCCTGGGCTCGACGATGTCGCCCTCTTCATTGACCTGCGGCGGAATCGCATTCATACGCCCGGCGGTGGACGACCACCCGGCGCGGCGGTTCTCCTGCGGCGTCTTGCCCTCGCCCATCCCGAACACCTCGGGGTCGGTGTTGAGCGCCGTCCACTTCGGGGACGTATAGAACTCGCGGTTGATCTCCATCCCCAGCAGGGTTCGGATGCAGGCATCGGTGTAGTACGTGACCGCCCGGGTGATCTCGGAGCGTCCGTGAATGTCAGAGGCGCGCTCGCGATTGACCAGCTGAGCCAGCGGCACGCGGTTCAGCTTGTGAGGGTCTCGGCGGGTGGCGACGAGCTCACCGCGGACGCGCTCGAAGTTGATGGTCTCGTCGGGCAGATACAGCGTCTCCATGATCGGCACGCCGTTCTCGTCGCGCGTCTGCGAGTACCCAGACCTGGCCCGTCGTAACCGGTAATCCCATTCGACGGTGCACGATTCGGACGACTCAACGGTCACCAGAATCTCGGGCTCACCCGCGGAGATATCACCCTTGCCCGCGGCAATGAACCCGGTGCCGCAGACCAGGGTGTCCAGATGCCCTCGGCCCGACTCGACCTCGAGATCGTTGTCGATCACCACGTCCTGCAAAGCCAGCTGGTCGGCGCCGGTCCAGCCGAGGAAGTCGAGCCGCTCCTCTAGGACGTCGACCACGGTGCCCGGCCAGCCCGCCACGGCGCGCACGAGATCTGAGAGGCCCTCCGGGGCGGCGATTCCCAGATCCTCCGCGGCATGCTTGGCCTCATACAGAGCGGACTTCTGACGGTTCTTGACGTTCACCCGGTTCAGCTGGGCGCGTAGTGCCCGCGCGGCGTCGCGCTCAGACTCACCCAGTTTTAGGGTCGGCAGTGCGATGGCGACGACGGGAGAGTCTGGTGTTGCCAACGTCATCCGGTCACCGCCTTCCTAGGCTGTCGTTTCCCCCGCTTGGGGTTGTGCTTCTCGGAGGCGGCGAACAGCGCGAGGCTGGCAGCGACCGCCTGGTGGATTACCGAGGTGGAGTCCTTGCGGTCCCAGCCCCAGCCCCCGGCCTCGCCGATCGATCGCTTTCGCCCGTTCTTGACTGCGTCTGTGAGCGTCTTCTGCCCGGCGTGCGTGAGCGTGCCGGAATTCGCGCGGGTCTCGAACAACATGCAGCCCTTGCCCATATCCCTCGCGGTCCCCCGCCGCACCTTGCACCCCCGGGCCTTGAGCTCGGGAATCATCTGCGCGGCTGGCGACAGGTCATCGATCACGATCTCGATGCGCTTACCGGCTGCAGCGGCTACCCAGTCGATCGCCGCGGCGACGTCGCGGCCTGCCCACACTTCCTCGACGTGGGCGGACTCGCCTTCGATCCAACAGCCGCCGACCGAGATGTCACCGCCGTGTGACATGTCGACGCCGATGCCATTGGGCGCGGCGCCAAGATCGGGCCCAAGGCCGACTAGGTCTCGCCATTGGTTCGGCGTCACGATGGGCGTATGCCGGGAAGCCTCATCCCAGATGCCCAGAGCCTCGCGCCGGAAGTCGTCCTCGTCCAGGATCTTCCGCAGGAGTAGGAACGCCCGCTCCTGTGTGCGCTTCGGAAACGACGGGTTCGCCTTGGCCCACTGCTGCCGGTTTTCGAGCTCGGCATCCTGGTCTGCGGAGAACTCGACGTACATCGCATCGTCGGCCAAGCCTTCAAGAGCTGCCTTGCGCCGCATCGTGAACGCCTCGCCGCTGACCTCGGGACCCGGTGGCGTACCGGCGCAGAGAATCAACGGGTTATCGCTCGTGTTCGTCGTAGGCGCCAGGTTGGCCAGCGCCCGCGAGGTGATGTGCTGGAACTCGTCGAGCACCAGTACGCCGACCTTGGCCTTACCTCGGCCGAACCCCTGCGAGCGGGCCCCGAAGTCGATGCGCGACTTGTTTCGGAACGTGATCCGCCACCGGGAGCCCTGTAGCGCAATGCACTTCACCACATGGGGTGCTACGCGCTTGTTCTGGGCCAGCTCCTTCATGGCCTCGTACATCTCTTCGGTCGTCGCCGTGTGGTGCGACGTCCAGATGACCCGCAAGCCCGGAATCAGCAGGCACAGCGCGAAGATGATGCAACCGAGTAGGTAGGACTTCCCCACTTGTCTCGGTATCGAGAGGATCGAGAGATCCGCGGCCCAGTTGCCGCCCGCCTTCTTGGCCAGAATCAGGCGGCCGGTGGCGTCCTGCCAGGCGTCGAAGCGCCAGCCGATGTTTCGGCACGTGGCCTTCACTCGCGGCCACGCCGTTGAGACGATGCCCTTCGGGACTACGACATGGCGAGCGCCAGGGACGAGGCTTTTAGCCTCCGACATCCCAGGATTCATCCTCGGAGTCATCGAGGATGTCATCCGGGTCGTCGTCGCCCGCGTCAAGCATCTTGATCTGCTCGAACACCTCGTGCTTGCGCTTACTCAGTGCCGCTACGGCGGTCGCGGTCGTGGCCGACGACTTAATCCGCTGGTTCAACTCCTTGAGATCGTCGATCAGCATCTCGCGCTCGGATGCGAATCCCAATGCGCCCCAGGCGGTCGTGGTGTCAACGGTCTGGTCGGCCGCCGGCGGGTCATTCTCACGCGTCGGCATGGCGATCACCTTCGCCCCTTTTCGTGTGGCCATCGGTGCTCACCCCCTCGGGAAGAAAAAAGAAATGGGCTCCCTCTCGGCTCGCCTATGCCAGGAGGGGCGACCGGTCAGGGGGTGGGAGGGTCATCCCCCCAGGGTCATGCGCACGCGCTCTGGTTGTCCGTGTCGCTGTCAATCAGCCGTCCGATGAGAAGTTCCATGCCCTCGATCCCATCGGCGAAATGAGCGGGCTGTAGCTCCCATCGGAAGACCCCGTTGGCCGCAGTCACATTGAGCTGCATGCCGTCGTCGTCTCGCGTGATGGTCAGCCGAACACCGCGCCAGTCCATCCCGCCTTCTGCCTCTGCCTGCGCGGCGTACTTGACCGGGATCGTCGTGGCATTCGGGATGTCGTAGAGCTCGACCGTGCCATCGGGGTTGTCTCGGAACATGGGAATGTCGGGGCGTCCGTACACCGAGGTGAAGTTGCCATCCTCGACGCGTATCTCGATGCTCTCGGTCATCACTTCGACCACCAGTTCCTCTCGGTCACGAACGTGACGCCTGGTTGGTAAACCAGCTTGTCCGACTTCTCGCGGTTGTGTACCCGGTGTGCCGGGACGATGTTGTCGATGGTGTCGCTTCCACCCTTGGCCAGTGGGATGACGTGGTCGATGGTGAAGCTCAGTGGGTCGAGGTAGTGAGCCTCGTAGTCAATGGGCTCACCGCACCAGTAGCAAGGCGGATGCGGACCGAAGGTGCTGGGCTCCAGTCCCTCGGCGATGATGCGGCGGTGCTTGTCGCGGGTGGTGGTGTTGCGCTGGACCATGGTTAGTCGGTGGCAGCGTCGTCTGGATCTACCAGGCGAACCGCTACCCAACCGTCGACGGCGTCGCGATGCTCCACACGCCAGCCGTGCTTCATCGCAATGAGGTCGATCTGGTTGACGTTGCCCTCGTGGATGTACCGCCATTGCGTCGGCAGTCCGGGTGAGGGTCGGTCCTCGGACGGCTTCGACCAGCCGTACAGCTGACCTTCGAGGATTCCCGCCTCATACCCGGCGACGTACGCGTTGTCTTCGTACTCGCCGCCGTTGGATTGGCAGGCGACGAACGGCATGACCATTCCGTACCCAGATTCGTCGCTCATGGCTTACACCCTTGTGTCAGCAGCTCCATGTCCTACCCCTTGCGTCATGGACTGTGCATGCGGTGACGGTGCCGAGGTCGTAGACACCGGTGTCGGACAGGCCGTGAACGGGGTAGATGACCGCGACGTGGTCGTGGCACTCGCTGCACCAGAGCCCTACTTCGATCGCGGCGTCGACTGCGATGGTGAGGTGTTCACCGCGCGAGACGCATTCGGCGATCTGGGTGACCGTGGAGTCGTCCGTCTGCACAGCCACCCCCGGATCTATGCGGGTCTGAATTGGTGCTTCTGCAGCCACAGCTGCATGGACAGCGTCGAGAGGCCGTCGGCAGAGGCGACGTCGGTGTGGATGACCCCGAGCCACTCACCGGTGGTGAGGCGCACCCAGGCCACCTGGTGGCCGGGCTGCAGTGAGGCGATCTTGAGTCCGTGCTTACGGGCATCCGGTGGTGCGAGCCCGACGGGGTTGCCGACCGACAGCCACACCTGGTTGGTGTAGATCAGGACGGGCCGGTCCATCCGGTGCAGGATCTTCACGCCTGGCGGATCAGACCAGTCATCGAACATGCGTTCGATTCTATGTCCGGGCCACCGACACCAAAAGACCCCCGCCGAACTGTGCGACGAGGGTCCAAGTGTCAAGTGGGCCTAACGGCTGCAGCCTACCAGCGGAGCCGCACCTAACGTCAACAACCGACGGCGCGTGTCTACCTCTAGGAACCCAGGTCGTGACGCGTCAGCCGCCGCTTCTTGCCGAGCTTGCGCAACACGGCGGTCGGCTCCTTGGCCGCACGGCCAGCGCCACGGCGCTTATGGGGCTTACACATGGCACAGCCGCGCCACGAACGCGATGGGTGATTGCCAGACATACGGCCACCTATCAGGGGGACTCCGCATTAAGGCGAAGGGTGCAGCCTATCCCACCAGCAGAGTGACGCTGTCGAGGTCGCGCTCGGAGTCCTTGGCCACCTCGGCGTCGTAGCGAGACTGCAGGTTGACCCAGAACATCTCGGACGTGCCCAGGGCACGCGAGAACCGCAGTGCGGTCGCCGCGGTGATGGCCCGCTGGCCCTTAATGATCTGGCCGATACGGGTCTGGTCTAGATGTGTGGCCTTGGCCAGCTTGTACGGGGTGATGCCCAGGGGCTCGAGAAACTCGGTCTCGAGGATCTCCCCCGGGTGAATCGGTGCGAAATCAGACATTGGCGTTACCTTTTGGCTTGTGCGGAGGCGTATGCGGAGGCGTGCGCGGGGGGCGTTAGTGGTAGTCGCAGATCTCAACGTCGTCAGCGCCACCGTCTTTCCAGATGAAGCAGACTCGGTATTGATCGTTGATGCGGATGCTGTGCTGGCCTTCACGGTCGCCGACCAGCTTCTCCAAGCGGTTCCCCGGAGGGATGCGCAGATCGTTGATGTCGGTCGCCGCGTCGATCAGCAGCAGCTTCTTATAGGCGGATTTGGATAGTTCAGGTCCGATGCCCTTGACGAACTTGCGGTCCCACACCTTCTCTGTGTCGTCGTCTTCGAACGATCGGATCATGTCACCAATGCTAACGCATTGCAATACTATCGTCAAGCGTTAGCAATGCGGCCTCCCCATGCGGGCACCACGGCGCAGTCGTCCGACCTGAGCGGAGTGAAGGTAACCGTCGCCTCGGGATGTCCCGGGACATAGGCCCGAAACACGAGCCATGGTGCTGCCGGATCTGGGGGCTGCACCTCGGACGGCTCGGCTGGCTGTTCAAAAACGGGTAATCGGAGTACGGGAATCGCGTCGATTGCGTCGATAACCGCCTGCTCCGGGTTGGTCATGTAGGCCACCCGCCACCGCAGAGCCGTATCTCCCCGATGACCGGACCCAGAAGCCAGACCTGCCCGTCTGCTGCGACATATCGGTACGTGCCGACCTGCTTCACCAGTTCAGCGAGTTCGCCGACGGTTTCTGGCCGATCGGTCATGACGGAATCTTCCCCTTGTTGCGCTTTGTATATCGGTGATGGGCGTCGAGGACATCCCCGAGCCGGTAGAACTGGACTTCGCCGTCCACTGAGCACGGTGAGAGCATCTTGTTGCGCACCAGGGTCTCCACCCGGCGCTTGTTCAACCCCTTGGCGATTGAGCCGAGCTTTCCGGCGATCTTCTCCACCTGGCCCGCGGTCAAGCTCATGCGGTTGGCGTCGTTCACGCGCGCCCGGTCGATCACGACGTCATCCTCAGGGGGCAGGTCGATCATCCGGCGACACTGCGCGATGTGGTGACAGATGTCGTCGCACGACTCCTCGGAGCCCTCGGTGAGCGCCAGGGCCACCATGTTCCGGCGCAACCACCTGGCCAGCGTGACAATGTCGCCGTGACCCTCGTAGATGATGGCGCGCTGCTCGCACACCAGTCGGACCCAGCCGGCCAGGCAGTTGTGCAGCTCTGCCGACGCGCCGGATGCCCCGATGTGAAAGGGCACCTGTGACTCCGGCTTCTGCCGGCGGGGCTTGCCCAGTCCGGGCCGCTGCACGCGCGCCTGGCGGGTGAGTGTGATCGAGAGATCTTCGACGAGATCCGGAATGGACCCGAGCTGTTCGGTCAGCTTGCGCTGCAAGTCGCGGGCGAGGAAGAAGTCCATGGTCACTGCTGGGATGTCCTGTCTACTCGGTGGCCGCTTGATTGGAGATCACCACTCGTCGCGACGGAGCGATGGGCGGGTCGTTTTCCTGCATGTAGCGCTCCCATGCGAGACGGCGCATCCGGGCGACATGGTGGGCCGTCGCTACGGCCATGGCCTCCTGTCGTGTGCCGCCACGACCGAGGTCTATCCAGATTGAATAAGGCGACTTGCGCCACTGACATGCCCACTCGCCTTCGGCGTAGAGGTGGACCGTTACCGAGTATGTGTCGCATGGCATTCCGGCCACTCGCGCCGTCCAGCGCGTCTCGCCGTGTTCGTGCCATAGCAGCGATGTCGCGGTCACTGGACCGGCCCCTCGAATACGTGCCACACCAAACCGCATGGGGTGACGACGGTTCCGATGAAGTGGCGCCACGGCTTCGGGTCATACTCAGGAACTCCGTAGTCGTAAACAAATCCGGGGTGGGCGCGATCCTGTTCGCGTCTGTCCCGCTTATATGCCGAGTCACGCAGCTGCTCGGGCATCGAATTACCCGTGCCAACAATGTAAATGCCCTTGGTCCAGCGCTGGCCGTACTCGAAATCCAGCGACCAGAGGTCGATGAGTTGGGTGCGGTCGGTCCGTGATTGAGCCACCGACAGCAGGTCTCCGTCGTGGGGCAATGCCACCGTCTGGTAGTCGGCGATGTCGAGATTGTGTCGGATGATCCTCACGCTATTTCCCTCCTGAATTCGATTACGTCAATGTCTGATTGGTCTTGGGACTCAAGCTCTGCGATGGCCTGGAGTACGGGTGAGAGATCAGCCATGGGGAGCCTCTGTCCGACCAGATACCCAACGGGACTCGGTGCCAGTCACCCGATTGCGCCAATCAATCCAATGCGGGTCGATGATGTCGTGGGCCTCTCGCGTGAGTCCCCCTAGGGCTTTATCTACATCAGCGGCAACGTAATTGCATACAACATCGACGGCGGCTTCCACCGATGAAGGATTCGCGTTGGGAATTTGACTAACTAGTCCGCTGATGAACGGCTGGAAGGTCTCACGGATCTTGTCACCGATTAGCTTCTGTGCCTCACTCATCGCTCTAGCTCCTCTGTCGAAAAGATCAGGGGGGCCAACTTGTTCAGAAATACCCATAGCTCTGCCGACTCGTCTGCATCACCTGGTTGTTCCTCGTACAGTTCCCGTATCGGTTTCAAAGCCTCACGGGCAGCGGCTTCCATGACCTGTTCGCGGGTTGCGTAAGACTGCTCAGGCAACGCGTCCCACGCTCGCTGTGCGGCTGCTACTGCTGGGTCACTCATCGGTAATCACCCTCGCCGGTAACGGATCTTTGAAGAACGGGATGAGGGATGGGTGGATAGGAAGGATTGCGGATGGGGTGGCGTTCAGTGGTGTCACACCATCGCCTACCTTCTTCCACCTGACACCCGTGTAGCGCTCTGGCCACAGGCAAGTGGGCAGGGACTCAAACACCGTTCCGTCTGGCAGGGCGGCGATATCCTGTGGTGTAGTCAGATCGGTCACTGTCCGCTCTCCTCTACTTGCAGTGCATCCCGAAGACGCTTCACCTCGGTCCAACCAGCTGCCTGACTATCCAGCGAGGCCCTTAAGGCGGTATTCGCCCAGTCCAACAGGCCCTCTAGCCGCTCTACTTCTGCGATGAGTTCGGGAACCAACTGCCTTGAAGCGGCAATGAACTCGGCGTCGGCCAGCCTGCTTCCGTTGCCGAATCCCTCCCAGTCGGAGTGGGCGTATACGACCTGTAGTTGATATTTGCCGCCCCGCACGCCGTAGTGGCCTCCCCACGCGGCGTCAACCGTCCACACTCCCTCGGTTACGCCTTCCAGGAGCGCCTTACCGCGTTCAGTCAACTCACTCATGGCCATTCACCTCCGCATCCGCCCGATGGTGCGGGCTGTAGGAACACACCTTCCCGCGTCTTGCACGCGGTGTCGATACGGAACCGACCGAACGCGGTATACGCCGTCTGGTGCCAAAAAGTACCGTCCGGGTACTGCACCCCGTTGCACCAACCGGTCAGGTTGGAGTACGACACACCGACACCTTGGTTGGTCCCACCACCGGGGCACCAGCCCCGGACGTAATCGGGGTGGTACGGATCGTGGTACGGATCAGCGACAGCCGGTACGGCGAAACCGATTGACAACACGGCGATTACAGCCGTAAGTAGGGTTCTCATTGTTCCTCCCTTAGGTATGAGAGAGCTATGTCTATCCCATATGCCCTGCCTAGTAGCTCCATGTGGTCGCTGTACTCCATACCTGCACACGGGAATTTACGGGCAGAATCAAGGAAGTCAACTTTTCGCATCTCCAGCCGTTCTATTACTGACGTAAAAGCATCCCGACGTACCAACTGGTCGTGCGTCTCCCCGGACTTCACGGCTTCACGCACGTAGTCTCTGATTGACTTGTCTTCGTTCGCTGCATTGATGTCAATCATTGCCGGTGCCCTACTGTGCAGTATTGATCCTTCCAGAAGCCACGTAGATCAGCTACGGGGCGGTGTAGATGCCAGAACTTCATGGTTGTGTCTCTTCTCTTAGGTATGAAATAGCTAGACGGATACCGTCAATCTTGCCCGCCCGATATTCTGACGGTGATAGGGGACGGAGCGGTGTGAAGGTTATGTCTTCTTCCAGCCGCTCTATTACTTCCGCAATTGCGTTGTCGCTCATAGTCCTAGTTCCTCACTTGGGTAGACCAGTGGCGCAAGTTGGTCTAGTAATTCGTTGACCTGAGGGTGGAGTTCGCCCTTGGAGTCCCACTCCTCAATAACTGTCTGTACCGACTTAGCCATCTCACGGGCAGCGGCATTCATGACCTGTTCGCGGGTTGCATAGGACCGTTCGGGCAACAAACCCCACGCCCGTTGTGCGGCTTCGATTGCAGGGTCACTCATGGGTGTGCTCCAGAATCTTTGAAAGCGGTACTAGATCCCGACCTCTTGCGTGATGAATACACACTGGCCAATAGCCTTCTGGGTCGAACGCGACGGCGTAGGCGGGGAGGCCGCAGGGTTGTATTTCGCGGCGTCGCCCAACCTCTGCCACACACTCGTGGGGGTACTTATCTACGTCGCGCCAGAGGTCCCCGCTCATCTTCCACCTGCCGCGAATGCTGCTATAGCCTCAGCACCAGAGGGGAACTGGGCGTGAACGGACCAGAACTCGACAGTTCCCACGTACCACTGCGTTGCACCACTCGGGAGTCGCCCATATTCTTCGACAACCCAGGCGTTATCGCCCTTCTGTCGTATGCGCCACCTCGGAATAGCCCAGCTCATAGCTTCACCACGTCTTTGTCCCCTGTCTCTACAAACTTGGCGGTGATCTCCAGTCTTTTACCGTCGGGACGTGTTATCACCACACCGCCGTTGAAGGATTCGATGACGTGTTCTGCCACTGTCCATATGGCCGCATCGGTGTGGTCTTCTTTGGTTACCCACTCGGTACCGGCTTTGTTGATGCGACCGATGTAGATACGCTCACTGAAAGCTCCCCGGTCTATCCCGTACGTCATCGATCTTCTCCTGTCTCTACTTGCAGAGCGGCAGCGGCAGATCTGAGCAACTGAGAAACGGCGCGGGCCAGATTGCTTCCCCCGATTGGGTATCCACCGTCCAAACGCTTCGCGGCCTCCAGGAACATGGAGGCATCGGTGTCGTGTGGCCCCTTGAAGGCGACGACTGGAGCCGTAACGACGATCTCGCGTGACCTGCTCATTTCCCGCTCTCCTCTACAGGCTCGTAGGTTTTCTCGAAAATGTCTGGCTTGCACGGGTAGAACTCACCGGCTACACCCCTGATGATCCAATCGCCAGAGGATGCGAGCATGGAGCCTTCGAGTGTCTCGATCTTTATGTACGCCACCGTGGGCCATTCTTCGTTCCACTCGCCGGGGGCGTAGTACTGGCATTCGGCGTCGTTGTCGTAAATCCAATCCACGATCATTGCGGAGCCGGTGGCGGTCCCGTCCCACCGCATCGCTTCTACAATGACAGGCCTCTTTCGAAACTTCCGCGCGCTCATTTACCGCTCCCCTCTATCGCAGTCAGAGCCTTATCCAGATACTCCACGGCAGATAGAAGGCCTCCGTCCGGGGCGTCTACGGCGAAATTTGGTTCGTCCCCGTACTTCTCGCGGTAGAGATCTAGAGCCGTCTGCCAACAACTGTTGTAGGCCCATCCGATGTATTCCGAAGCCCGCGCAACCTCACCCCTTGAGGGGAGGATTACCCGTTCAGACCCCCCACGCCCGGAGTGGTTAACCCACACATCAGGCGTCCTCATTCCTTGCTCTCCTCTACTTGTAGTGCATCCCTACAGAAGTCGGAGACGATGCGCGAGGCTGGCACGTACCGCGATGGGTCTTTGTACGTCCACTGCGCCCGCCGAATGGCCCGGTCTCGGGTATCGCAGATCATTGACAGCTCATAGAAGGGCTGACCGTCCGGTAACGAATTTGCGCTTGCGGGAACCCATTCCAGCTTGAGACCAAGAGAGGCGATCAACGAAGCGGAGAGGGCCTCTGGGTCGACGGTTCCGCTTGAGCCGAAATAGATACTGTAGTCATTGATTACGTGCCCGTTCTGGGATTTCAGCGCACCCCTCACCGCTTCGGCTACCCGTTCCCGTAGTAGATCGGTCATCATTCGCTCTCTTTCAGTCGCTCAACACATGGACAGGACTTGGGGATCTGGGTTCCGGGGAAGACGCACCGCATGCCCGCTGGCGCTTGGCATTTCGTGCAGTCGCGGAGCTTGGCGTTGTTCACGTCGTAGGGGCCCGGCTTGTCGCGGCGGCCGATCTCCTCGTAGTCGGTCATGGCGACCTCGGCGTGATCACCTGGACGTCATAGCGACTCGGGTGCCAGCTGCGCATCCAATAACCCGCGAACCGGTAGACCAACGGGCGGTCCCCGCTCGGTCGCCGCATTCGGTGCCGTCCCCGCGTCCTCACTGGAACCACCTCGCAGCGATCAGTAAGGCGATGAACATCCCTGCGCCACAGTTGCCGAACGCCTCCAGCCATTCGTAGAACGTCATGGCTGTAACCCCTTGGGTAAGTGCCGATTACATACCGGGTAGGCGCTCCGGTCGTCATCGAGCGCGTACCCGACAGCAGGTCTGTCGCACGGCGCGAACTCGCCGCGTTTGACGACCTCCTCGTGACAGACCACCATCTCCCCGCTCTTGGTCCACAAACGCACTATCGGTCGCTGGCCGCTCATCGCACACCCCTTGGTCGGCCCCGCCCGCCCGGGATGAGCCCGGCCACTACGCCATTGGGGCGACGGGAGGACGGCAGTCCGCGCACCCACATCCGGCAGGGGGCGAGCTCCGGGCACTCGTGGCAGGTTCGTGCCGCAAGGTCGTGCCGGCGGCGTGCCGCATCCGGGTCCTCGTCGCCCTCGCGGCTGTCGAACAGCCATGAGCTTCCGCGGCACAGGGCTCCGGGGAGTCTGGGGATGTCAGCGAATGCACGGAGGAATCTCTTCATCGAATCAACCTCGCTGCGAATGTGGCGATGGCCTCAGCGCCGGTCTCAAGTCGGCAGTGCGGCTCGTAGTGGTCGGTGTGGCGCTTCTCGATCCACCAGCTGCCGTCACGGTGTGTGATCCGCCAGGGGGCGGGCTTGCGGTCTGCGACGAACTGGCCATGGCGCCACGTGCCCTCGACCAACGTGCCGTCGCGGAGCCGGACGGCCACCCGCCCGCCTTCCCCGAACCCCGGGCAGGTGAACCGCTCCGGCCCCTGAGATCGCTTCTGCGCCTCGAATTCGTGTCCTGCGGTCATCGCGTCGCCCTTCCGGTATTCGGCGGTTCTAGGGCTACGTGGGCGCAACGCGCTAGCCCTGTGGGCCGCTCCACCATCCCGTTCTCATCGCAGAGTGGGCATGCCTCTCTCAGCTCGCGGGCACGGCGGCGCTCGGCGAGCTGGTTCTCTTGCTGAGCCGATTGGGCCGTCTCGTAAGCCCGCCGCGCGTCAGCGCAGGCGGCACACGGCCGGTTGATTCCGCCTGGATGCTTAGGGCAGTAGGGGGAAGGGATTTGAGCGAGGCTCTGGTGAGATACCTGACTTACGTAACCCTCTTTTGTAGATGTAGCTGTAGTAGAAGTAGCAGTAGCTGTAGTAGGGGCCGGGTTAGACGGGGGGTTAACCCCTACCCCATCGTTAAGGGTTAAGTCAGGGGTTACGCGCCGGGTTGGCGGTGGGGTTACGGGCGGGGTTGGATGCGGGGTAAACGGCGTCACCGTTGCGGGATCGATCGCCCTCTGCGCGAGCAACTTCGTGACCTCGTCGCGCTTCCATGAACCTAGATCCGGCTCGGCCTTGGCGAGCTTCTTGACCTCGTGGACGATCACGCCGCGCAAGGTCTTCGAACCGACCGCCGATCGGGCGTTGGCCATCGTGACGGCCATGTTCGGGATACGCCACAACCCGTCGTGCTTGATCCATGACCGAAGGAGGCATTCTTCGGTGACTTCGTCGATGAGCACGAACAGCCGCTCCGACAGCACCGCGCCGGCCGCGACGATGCGCTCCACAGTCCAGTCACCGGCACACTGCGTGAGCTTCCCGGGCCTCCAGTCGTGTGCGCCGCAGTACGTCCTATCCGGGCTCGTCCAGAGCGTCCAGTAGAGGTTCTGGGCATCCACGGGGAGGTCTCGGAATTCGTCGTCACCCCAGATGTCCAGGTTGATTCGTGTGTGGTCCCTTGCCATTTCAGTGGGCCTCCTGTCCGTGCATCACGTCGGGTGTCTTGGCGTGCGCCAGGAACGCCGTTGTCGTGACGGCCATCAGCTGCCCTCCTGATTCGCTAGTTCGAACCCCACTGCCTTCGCGTCGGCGATCACGCTCGCCAGATCGTCTCGCGCCCATTGCAATCTGCGTTGCGCACTTTCCAATTCATCTACGTGAGCGGATACAACGCCTTGGGCGTTTGATATCTGGGTGGCCCAGTCCGGGGAGGCGCCCTTGCGGATGAACCAACGCTTTTGCAGCCCATGCTGGCTGGTGATCAGCTGACGGTCGACCGGGGCGTACTTATCCCACGTTGACTGTGACGCGTGGGAGCTATACCTGTCGAGTTCGTCGTAGTCGGCAAGTTTGAACATCAGTTCCGCGGTGCTGGCTTCGGCATCGCTGATCTCGGAAGGCTGGGTGCCCCAGTAGGTATCGAGCATCTGATAGCGCCCGGTGTGCCGGACACGGTCCTGAACGATCGCGATGCCTTCGTGGCACCACGTGCTCTCGGGGGTGTAACTCACAACGTCGCCAGGGCATGGGCGGTAGGTGTCCATCACCGCACCCCCTCGGCATACAGGGCAGCGGCCAGCAGCGCGGCGGCCACGTCGCGAGCCTCGTCGGGGCTCATCGGATCGCCATGCGGGTCGTAGACGGATGCCCCGCGCTTGGCCTTCACGACATCGCCCTTGGCCCACACCGCCTTGCCCTCGTCGGCGTCGATGTAGTCGAGCCGTGGCAGGCTCACCACCGCTAGTCCCTGCGCGGCCCAGAACTCGCGCAGGTTGGCCTCGGCCTGGCGAGTGAGTGCGCCAATGAGGTCTTGGACGCTCTGCCTATCGATTTCACTCATGGCGTTGCCTCGATTTCCCTGGGGGTGACGTACCGCCACGGTCCGTACGTGACCGTGCGCGTGATGATCTGGGCGCCCTCGCGATAGTTGGGCAGTTCCTCGATCGCGCTCACGAGCTCGTCGGTGTGGAACCGCGCGCAGTCGTGCGGGCTTGGCTCGATGCCGTACTCGATCTCGATGGTGGGCATTCCCTCATCGCCGCCGATGCACCAGCCCCAATCGGCCGGCCATCGGGCGTAGAGGTTCTCGTGATGCCCCTTGTGACCGTCGGGCAGGCTGCATTCGCCGTCGGGGTGGGCGCTGCCGCAGTAGACATACTTGGCGTCCATCACTGCACCACCTCCCATGGCTGGTCCTCGATGACTTTCCAGCCATCGCCGGGAAGCTCGGGCCCGCTGTCGATCTCGACCGGTCGATCCGTCGGAGGGTCGAGCAGCAGCCACGTCAGCCGCTTCTCTGCCTCGGAGTAGTAGCGGCGAGCCAGCCGACCGTCTTCATTGACGGCAACAGTGCCCTCGGCGTGCCCGAGGCGTTTGGAGTTGATCGTTCGCAGAACCATCACTGACAGCTCGCGCGCGGCGCCGTAGTCGAGCAGGTGCGAATGTGGTTTGACGTATTTCGCGCACCATTCCTCGGTGATCAGGTTGCGAATGCTGGCGATGACTGTGGCGAGTTCCGGGGTGGACACCGTCACCCGGTTGTCGAGTCGTTCGTCGCTCATGCGGACACCGCCTCTGGGTACTGGTCCCACGTGCGCCCGTCCAGCTCACGGCCAGCGCGCTTCTTGCCAACACGCTCAATACGGGTGGCCCAGTTCGGATGTCCGAGCTCGAAGGGGTCAAACGGGTTGTCCTTCGAGAGCGCTGTCATACCTGCCGGATGCATTACCGCCACGCGATCCGTCAACGGCTTGGACGGGAGCCGGAACCCGCCGGACTCGTTCCAGGTCCACTCGCCGCGCTGTTTGAACAGGAACGGCACACCGGCCTCCACGCACTGATCGCGCAGCGAGCGCGCCCAGTTGGGATGCATCGGCCTTGCGCCGGGGCCGGATTCGCCGCCGACAACCACCCAATCGAGATAGGTCAGCTCGCGGTGCGGGGTAGTTGAAACGGCTTGGTACCCGCCGCAATTATCGAGGTCAATCGCACCCAGTAGCGGCTCGGCACTGATCCACCGCACCGCGGCCGGGGTGTCCAGCAGGGCGGGGATGCGGAGGTCGGCGCGCTTCTGGTCCTCGGCGCTCACTCCCAACCAGACGTTGGGTAGCACCTTGAACCGCCCCCGAGAGAAGCCGTCGAGTGCCGCCATGATCGCAATGTCGTTGATGTGGAGCGGGTTGCCATGCTCCAGTAGTGAGTTGATAGCCATGTACACGAGGCCCGGGAACCTCTCAGATCCGAGGAGCGCGCGCATGCGACCGTGGCGTTTGGTGAGCAGCTGGAACGTGTGATGCGGTGCGAGCGCCATGACCGCCCAGACGGATGCGACGTACTCGTCAGACACCTTGTCGTGAAATAGATCTGACATCGAGTTGACGAATATGCGGCGCGGCTTGGTCCAGCGCAGTGGCAGGTCGAGCTTGTCGGGTCGCAGCTGCACGTCGAACCCGGTCTCGAAGTAGTGGCCCTCGGTTCCGCGCCAGCGTTCGGCGAACGTCTCGGCGTAGCAGTGATCGCAGCCGGGAGATACCTTGTCGCACCCGGTAACCGGATTCCATGTGGCATCGGTCCATTCAATGCCGGTCTTGTCACCCATCAGTACTCCATTGCGTCTTGTAGTTCGGGGCATCCGCCGCGCTGGTCACAACCCAGTCGGCGTGCCTTATCGGCAGGGGTCATCTCACCGAAGCATCGGCAGAGCACGAACTCGTCGTCGTCGTCATCAGCGGCCATCACTGCACCGCCTCAATCACTGGTTCCTCGAATGTGTTTGTGGTCTCAGTGGTTCTCTCCTGAACCCACCAGGACACGTCTGCGGGTGCGCCGAGTTCGTTGAGCTTGTCCCGAACCTCCTTGGCCTCCGCTCGTGCCGCCGACTCGGCAGCGCCGCGCTTGCTCTCCTGTCCGACGAATCGGGCTCGACTCGTACCGATCTGGTACCCGTATCGGTAGCTCACCGAGGGGGTATGGAACTCGGGCCATCCGCCCACGTGGCCGTCCGCGTCGGTGCCGTATGCGCGCGTCATGCCCGCGCCCCCATCACTGCATCCCACTGAGCGCGGGTCCACAGCACGTCCCCCATGGCGGTGTGACGGCCGAAGTCGTTGGGATCAACCCCGACTGCCGCAGACAACTGATCGGATTTCCAGGGGGGCGGGATCAGCTCACCGCGCGCGGCCAGATACCCGGCGACCAGGTTCTCCACGTCGATCAGGTGGTAGTGCCACGGATCGGGAATGCGAGCCGGGCGCAACAGCTGGTGACTGATCCGCTCGGTATCGAAATTCGGTACGGCGCCGATGATGTGCGGGCGACCGTCCAGGAATGAGGAAATCAAGTCTGCCGCCAACTCACGCGTGCACGAGTCCAGGATTCGGTATCTGCGCTTGTAGTCGGCGATGAACTCGGCCGGAAGATCCGGTGATGCAATCCACGAGTCTGGGGAGTGGTCAATGAACAGGTGTAGCCGGGACTCCTTGCCCGTCTCTACACTCCGCCTGATTGCCGCGAACTCCCATATGGGCGCATCGATGTCGAGACCTAAGGTCTCGGTGTCCATGAAAACGATGTCGGTCATGCCGCTTCGCCCTTCCGTTCCAGTTGTCGTTTCACTGATTCGAGCTGTATGCCCATCGCTTCGGCGATCTTGTTGTCGTCCCCGTGCACCCACTGGTGGTCCTCGTAGATCTGCATCCACGTCGACTTGCCGCCCAGATCCGGAGTGGCATTGGGGTCGTCGATGGTGTCCTCGTCCCAGGCCAGTGGCGGCACCCATCCACGCCTCTGTGCCGTCTTGCGTATGGGGCCACAGGGTCCGGGCGTCATGTGCAGCGCATTGAACGTGTCTGTCACCAGGTTTGCGTTGCGGGCGTGAATCATCGGCTGACGCATCAGTTGCGACAAGCGCCGGGACGTGAGCCCTGCACGCTCTGCGATGTGAGTCTGTGGCCATCCGATCGCGACGAGCGCTCGGACCCTACGCACGGTGCCGGTTGAATCGACCAGCACATCACTGGGCCGTGCCGAGACTCGGATGGCCAAGATGATGCGGGCCGTCTTGCGCTGCACCCACTCGCCCTGCCCGGTGATGTACAACAGCCCGCCGGGCGTCATGCCGGCGAGCTTCGCGGTTGTCCGCAGTGAGTAGAACCGGCGAAGGTTCTCCAGGTGGGCTCGCACGGGCTCGCCGTCGACGAAGCCGTGCTCACTGATCCGATAGTGCTGGTGGCACAACCCCTGCTGGCGGCTGTACCCGTTCCTTGTGCAGGTCTCCCGAGCGCACTTCATGCCGCCACCACGTTTCCGTCGTTGTCCAGCAGCGCGTAGCGCTCATGGCGGTAGAACAGCTTCACCTCGGACGGCTCGGCGAACTGAGACACAATGAACCCCAACTCGATAGCCTTACCGCGCTCACGCGTCTCAATGAAGGAGTGGCAGCCGCGGCATATCCCGAGCCCGTTCGAAGGCT